ATGGCCATCAATACGCTTACCGATGCTGACTGCCGCCGCGCCACGCCGAATGACGGCAAGCTGCGCAAGCTCTTCGATGGCCACGGCCTGATGCTGGCCGTCCTGCCGAGCGGAAACAAGGTTTGGCGCATGGCTTATCGCAACGACGAGGGCAAGCAGCAAACGGCCGTCATCGGCCCGTATCCCCTGATCGGCCTCAAGGAAGCGCGCGAGCGCCGCGACGTTTTGCGTTTGAAACTGATCGACGGCGACGACCTCAAGCCCAAGCGCAAGGCAAGCAGCCCAGGCGTTCCATTTCCTGAAACATGGCGTCCGTGATGCCCGTGTCCAGCACGCCGACGTCGAAGCGAAAGGTGGCCGGCACGCCCGGTGGCGTGGTCTGCCACCATTCGGTAATGCGAATCAGATAGCCCAGAGACTCCACCACGCGGCGCACGGCTGCAATCGTGCCCTTGTGCTTGTGGATGAAGTAAGACGCCTTGATGGTGCCGCGTTTGATCGACTCGGGCCAGGCGTCGTCCCAGCGGTCAACCGAACACGCCCAGGCCAGGAACGGCAGCAGGTTGACCGGTCAGCGGTCAGCGCTCCACAGCTCGCGCAGCGGCACGGGCACGTTGACCAGCTCGGCGCATGCCACGGCAATGGCGCGTTCCAGCGCCGTGGTATTGAGCGGCAGGGTGGGCACGGTCTTATTCATCGCGCACCACCACATTCAACTTGATGGCGGTGCAGCGCGCGGCCTGGGTGGCGTTCAGTTCGATATCGGCGGCCGGGCTGGTGAGCACGACCTTGCGCACGCCCTCGACATGGACAGCGGCGCTGCAGGCGGATCGATAGATGCTGTGGCCCAGCGGGCGGCGCGGCTGCGATACGCGCACGGCGTTGGCGCGCGCGGCGTCCCGCAGAATCGGCACTTCCGGCCCGACGCCAATAAACAAGGTCGCCTCGATCTGGTAATCGATGACCTGGGCGGCTTGCACGCTCAAGCGGTCGCCCAGGGGGCGCACTTCCTCGGCGTTGAGCGCGCGCGCCACGATGGCCAGCAGCGCGGCGTTGGCAATGCCCGTGTCGTTGTTGGCTAGCACCGTGACGGTGACGTGCGCCGGCGCGGGGCTGGTGGCGCTTGCGTCCTTGACGCGGCCGTCGCTGCTGCGGGCGTGGAATTCGTAGGACGCTTTCGGGCCGGCGACGGACAGGCCGTCCGGCGCTTCCTGGATGCGCAGGCGATAGGCGTCGTTGTCTTCCATGACAGCGGCCACGGGCGGCAGGGCATTGGGATTGGCCGGCGTGATGACCAGGCGCGCCACGTTGACGTTGGCGCCCAGTTGATTGAGGTCACCATCGAGGGCAAAGGCCAGCATGACAGCCTTGCCCGCCTCGTTGACGCGGTTGCGCAGGATGGTTTCTTGATAGCTGTTCTCTTCCAGCAGCTTGGTGGCCGGCTCCGATTCCAGTTCCAGGAGGGCCGTGACGGCGGCGCTCTCGGCTTCCGGCAGAAGGCTCACCAGATGCGCCTTGCGCGTGGCCAGGATGGTTTCGAAGTCCAGCACTTCGACCACGCTGGGCGCCGGCAATTGTGTCAGGTCGATGGGCGTGCTCATACGCCGCCGCCTTGCTTGACGGGCACGGACAGGGTGATGCCCTGGCCATTCGCTGTGCCGTCGAGCAGCAGGGCGATGGCGCCGTCCGTGTCGCGCGTGAGCTGCACGCTGGCGAGCTGCAAACGCGGCTCCCAGCGGCGCAGGGCAAAGGCGGTGGCCGCGTAGATGCGCAACTGCGTGGCGCTGTTCAAGGGCTGGTCGATCAGCTCGGGCACTTCGGAACCATAGCGGCGCCGACGGATACGCGAGCCGATGGGTGTCGTAATAATGTCGGCGACAGACTGGCGCAGATGGCCCAGGCCCGTCAGGCTGCGCCCGGTGGCGGCGTGCATGCCCATCATGCTTGCGGCCCGCCCGACTGGTCGCTGCCGGCCCGGACGCCGCCGTGCGGATGCTTTGCCAGGCTGATGGCGCCGGCCAGCACGTCTTCGCTGGCTTTGATCGTCCCTTGCACGGCCATGGCCACGCCGCCAGCGGCGCCAGCCTTCGCGTTCACGCCGCCGTTCAGGGCGGTGGCGCCGTTGACGATCAGGTTTTTCGTGACGATCAGGTCGCCCGTGCAAATGGTGCTCGGAGCGTTCGACGTGACCTTGTCGGCGGTGATGATGGCAGTGCCGCCGGGTAGCGTGGCCGTCAGGGCATGGGCCGCATGGTCATACTGCACCACGGCGCCGTCGGGGTAATGCGTGGTGTGGATGCTGTTGCTGGCTTCGGGCGCGTCAAACGCCTGCGAGTACAGCGCTGGCAGGATGATGCCGCGCGTCAGGTCTCCGCCCGGCGAAAAGACGATCACCTGTTCGCCGACTGTCGGCGCCGACCAGGTGCGCGTGCTGCCGGCGTGCCGCGTGGCCCATTTCAGCCATTCGGTGGTGAGCGTCGGCCCAAGCCGTACGCGCGCCTTGGCCCCTTTGACCTCGGCGATGGTGCCCAGGCGGATCAGGTTTTGCAGCAAGCGGAGGAGGTCGGACAGGTCGGCGTTCATGCAGTGCATGTTGCCGAAGTCCGCGTGCGGATGCACGCGGGGGCGGGTTGTTATTCAGCTTAGCGACTATGCAAGACCGTTTTGCTTGTACTTCTACTTTTTAGTTAAAGGATGGCGTATCTGGAAGCACTACGGCACATGTTTGCATTCGCTTTGGCAGTGAGTCGATGGCTCATGGGGACGCGACCGTGCGTACTAGTATTTTTTCATGAGTCCCGGTCGCTCTAATTTACCTAAGACTCGATTCAATGCCTGCGTTTTTGCGAAAAAGTGCTTATGCGATCTCGATAACAATCGCGTGACACTCGGAATTTGCTCCATTTAACGTGAAAGCTAAACGACTCAACTTGTTTCCGCTCGACTTTGCGGAAATAACTTGCGCATATAGCAATTTTTTGTCCGCTGGAATATAAACTATTGCATATGAGCACTGCGCACCTAAAGGCTCTGCAACCCTGAAATAAGGAGTGTCATTATGAACACCTACGGTGGTGATCGTTAAATTTGCTGCCTCAATAATAGTCTCTTGCGAATGCGCCGGGGAAAATAGAATGGATAAGAATAATGATGCAGCAATTTTTAAAAAATTGAGGCTTTTAATGAAATTGATGAATTGAGACATTTACTACTCCTTTGGTGGGTGATATGGTGTTTAAAAGAAAAATTGTATAATATTAATTGTGGAAACTTTAAATTAGGAGCTTTATGGAAAGTATTATGTCAAGCTGAACGCAGTTTTATGTTGAAATCTACGTAATGAGTTTTTATGATTTTCGAATTGCAGGTGTATATGGTTGCACTGATTTACGTCCGCGATGGATAATTCGATCATTGTGCTCGCAAATAAAATCCGCCTTGCTCACATTTTTAATTTTTTTAAATATGAAAAGAACTCTATAAATTGGAAATCAATCTAATATTATGGGTAGAATTTCTGAAATTGCATCATTCGATCCTACTTTAACAGTGAAAGTGGTCGACATATCATCTGCGAACATATCTAAAGGATGGGTGGCTATATATGTATAGGCGCCGACTGAATTTTTTGCTGGCAGCGCAACTTTTATAACGGGATCACGGCAAGCTTCATAATTTACACCCCTAACTGTTATTATGTATCCGTCAGTGCAAGTAACTACGCCATTAAAGTACCCTATTAAAACTTTATTTTGGTCTGATATTGTTATTGATTTTCTCAATATGGGGCAAACTGGTTTTGTGCGAGGACATATCTCATATCGGTCTGTTATTTTTTCAACCTTTCCTTTGAATTTAATTTCGACCTGAATAGTCTCTTTTATTTTTGCCTTTGGGTTGCTAGGTGAAACTTCCATGGTAGTGGAAAGTGCTAAGCCACTTGCTAGTACCCCCAAGAAAAAACTAAATAGTTTAATGAATGTTTTTTCAAATTTAAAATTCGATAATTTATAATTTAGCATTTTCTCTTTCTGGCTTTTTCGAAAATTCATAGGGGAAGTATTGTACTCCCGCCAAGGTTGGAAACATTCTCAAATTCATAAAATTACGTATGCAAAAATTTCAGTATTTATAATGTGAGATGCTAGAAAAGTATTTCATTTCGTTTGCGTCCTAAAATCGATCGACGAAATTGTGCCCCGATCAGTCATGCTGTTCGGTCATATTTTTCATTTTGCCACTTTAACTCATTTGATAACTATTGTCAGTAGTAGTTTTCAATGAGGCATCTTATTTTTCAAGTGGAGCAGCAAGGATTCGCGTATTCGTGTCCAATCAGGTTCACTTAGGCCCACCAGTCGCCGATCCGGGTATTTGTACATAGGGCCCTTTTTTGAAACGCGGTCTTGCCGGCCAAACTGATGCACCCGCGCCACGCGCGCCACCCAGCCAAAGAACCCGACCTCGATCTGGTCGCCGGTCGCCCTCACTTTCAGGTGCTTCGCGGTGCGGATCTTGGCGAACATCGCCGCCTTCTGCCGCTTGATCCGTCCATTCTTTCCCTTGAATTCCTTGCGCTGCTTGCGCGCCGGGTAGGCTGCGCCATCCGGCCCCTGCTGCGCCTTGATGCGCTGCGCCTGGTTGCGGCGCAGGTCGATGGCCACCTTGTGATTGATGGCGCGGCGCTGGGCCGGCTGCAGCTTGGACAGCAGGGCGCCGGCCCAGGCTTCCAGCGCCTGCAGGTCGTCGCTCATGGCGTCGCCTCGGGCGTGCGCCATTCGGCCAGCAGGGTCTCGCCGTCGTACAGCTTCCAGAACTCGTCCGCGTAGGCCGGCATGTGCTGTATCTCGGCCAGGTGTTTGATGTCCAGGCGGCCCGCCTCGCCGCTCTTGACGGCCACGCGCTCGGTCAGAGGTCCAGCTTGATGGAGATATCGACCGTTTCATGGTTATTAAAATCCACCTCGATAGGGCTGCGCCGAGTCGGCAAAGTCGGGCTGAATTTCCAGGCTGGTGTACAGCTTCTGTTTTGCTTTGTTGATGGCGACCAGTTCCGGCGTCGGTTCGATCTGCGCGAACAGGGCCAGTTTCTTGCCGCTGTCCGTGTCGACCTCTTCGGCCTTGACGGCGATCACGTCGCCGTAAGCCTTGAACTGGCTGTCGGGCAGGATGGGGATCAAGCGCAGCACCATCAATAGCTGGAAAGAGCGCGACGAGTGGGACAAGGCGCAGGCCATCGAGCACGTGGAAGCGTCGGCCGAGTTGCGCCTGGTGAAGCTGATCGAAAAAGAGGTCAAGAGCGGCAGCGACTACAAGGAAATTGATCTGCTGATGCGCGCTGTCGTGCAGGCGGCGCGCGTGCGCCGCTACGAGCAGCCGGGCGGCAACGAGGTGGACTTGAACCCGAAGCTGGGGAACCGCAATGCCGGACCGAAGAAGAAGCCGACCCGCAACGATTTCAGCGACGAACAGCGCATTCAGCTGCTTGATGCCTTCCAGGACTCGCTCTTCGACTATCAAAAGGTCTGGTATCGCAACGGTGACCAGCGCACGCGCGCCATTTTGAAGTCGCGCCAGATCGGCGCCACTTGGTACTTCGCGCGCGAGGCGCTGGCCGACGCCATGGCGACGGGCCGAAATCAAATCTTCCTGTCCGCCTCAAAAAGCCAGGCGCACGTCTTCAAGCAATACATCGTGCAGTTCGCGCGCGAGGCGGCCGGCATCGAGCTGACGGGCGACCCCATCGTGCTGCCGAACGGCGCGCATCTGTACTTTCTGGGCACGAATGCGCGCACGGCGCAGGGTTACCACGGCAATTTCTACTTCGATGAATTCTTCTGGACGCAGAATTTCCAGGAGTTGAACAAGGTGGCCTCGGGCATGGCCATTCACAAGAAATGGCGCAAGACCTATTTCTCCACGCCATCCTCGACTACGCACCAGGCGTACCCGTTCTGGACGGGCGAGCTGTTCAACAAGCGTCGCGCCAAGGAGGATCAAGTCAGCATCGACGTGAGCCATGGCCGCCTCTCGTCGGGTTTTACGGGCGAGGACAAAATCTGGCGCCAGATCGTCACCATCCTGGACGCCGAACGCGGCGGCTGCAACCTGTTCGACATCGACGAGCTGCGCAACTTCGAATACAGCCCCGACCAGTTCGACAACCTGCTGATGTGCAATTTTATCGACGACTCGGCCTCGGTCTTCCCGCTGGCCGAGCTGCAGCGCTGCATGGTCGATTCCTGGGTGGAGTGGGACGACTACAAGCCGTTGCTGGGCCTGCGCCCGTTCGGCAACCGGCCCGTGTGGATCGGATACGACCCGGCCTTGAACGGCGACAGCGCCGGCTGCGTGGTGCTGGCGCCGCCCATGACGGCCGGCGGCAAGTTCCGCATCCTGGAGCGCCACCAGTGGCGCGGGCAGAGCTTTGAAGACCACGCCGACGCCATCCGCCAGATGACGCAGCGCTACAACGTCGAATACATCGGCATCGATACCACGGGCATGGGCATCGGCGTGCTGCCCATCGTGCGCGGCTTCTTCCCGGCCGTCACGCCGCTGAACTACTCGCCCGAAGTCAAGACCCGCATGGTCTTGAAGGCCAAAAACATCATCAGCAAGGGCCGGCTGGAATTCGACGCCGGCTGGACCGACATCGCGCAGTCCTTCATGGCCATCCACAAGACCCTCACCCCCAGCGGGCGGCACGTGACGTATGTCGCCGGCCGCAGCGATGAAAGCGGCCACGCTGACCTGGCGTGGGCCTGCATGCACGCCCTCGATCACGAGCCCTTCGAAGGCACCACCGACAACCACCACTCTTTCATGGAGATTTATTCTTGAGCAAAGCACGACACATGCGCGCGCGCGGCCGGCAGGCCGAGAGCGCACCCTCAACAGCGTCCATGGCCACGGCGCCGGCCGCCGCCGGCATCGAGGCGTTTTCCTTCGGCGACCCGACGCCCGTGCTCGAGCACGCCGATATTCTCGACTGCTTCGAATGCTGGAAGAATGGCCATTGGTATGAGCCGCCCGTCAACCTGGCCGGCCTGGCCAAGTCCTTCAATGCCGGCGTGCACCACAGCAGCGCCATCCACTTCAAGGCCAACGTGCTGACGTCCACCTTGATGCCGACGAAATACCTGTCGCGCGATGGCTTCAAGCGCATGGCCCTGGACTATCTGACCTTTGGCAATGCCTACCTGGAAGACCGGCCCAGCCGCAGCGGCAAGGCGCTGGCGTACCAGCACGCCCTGGCCAAGTACATGCGGCGCGGCGTCGATCTGGATACCTATTATTTCGTGAACGGCTACCAGGCCGCGCACCAGTTCGACAAGGGCCGCGTGTTCCACCTGATGGAACCGGACGTCAATCAGGAGCTGTACGGCGTGCCGCAGTACCTGAGCGCGCTGCAATCGGCCTGGCTGAACGAGGCGGCCACCTTGTTCCGCCGCAAATACTATAAGAACGGCTCGCACGCCGGTTTCGTGTTCTACATGACGGACGCGGCCGCCAATACCCAGGACGTGGACAACCTGCGCCAGGCCATGCGCGACAGCAAGGGGCCGGGCAATTTTCGGAATCTGTTCCTGTACGCGCCGAACGGCAAGAAGGACGGTATCCAGATCCTGCCCGTGTCGGACGTGGCCGCGAAAGACGAGTTTTTCAACATCAAGAGCGTCACGCGCGACGACCAACTGGCCGCGCACCGCGTGCCGCCCCAGCTGATGGGCATCCTGCCGAACAATGCCGGCGGCTTTGGCGCCGTGGAACCTGCCGCGCGCGTCTTCGCCCGTAACGAGCTGGTGCCGCTGCAGGCGCAGTTCATGGCGATCAACGAGTGGGCCGGTGTGGAGGTGGTGCGCTTCGCCCCGTATGACCTGGCCACGGGCGGGGAGGGCGCAGCATGAGCGACCACATCGACAACACCGACAAGATCATCTTCGCCGAGGTGGCGCGCGGCCTGGCTGCCGTGCGCGGCCGGCCTGCCCTGGTGGCGCATGGCTGCTGCCACTACTGCGATGAGGCGCTGTCGTCCGCGCTGCTGTTCTGCGATGTGGACTGTCGCGACGACTACGACAAGGAGCAAGCGGCCAAGGCGCGCGCCGGCCGCCCAGGATGACCGCCACGCCGCGATAGCCGGCAGGGCAGGGCCACGATAGCCCAGCCGCCCGGAGCGCCCCAGCCACCGCACAGGCCGCCCATGAGGCGGCTTTTTCACATCCCGACGATTGATGTTGCTTCGGATGCAAGAAAAAAGCCCATTTCAGCCCGGCGCGCGCAGTTGTCCCCCCTCCACACCTGCCCACTATATAGGGGTCTTTTGACTCAAATATGCGCCATGGCCGAAGGCGCATGAGGACTGGTGCGGCGGGGCGAAGAGGGGGCATGCGATTTGACGCATTTTGACGCACTTTGAGCGGCTTTTATGCGCGTGCTGTGATGGCGGGAGATTACTGTTTTTTTGCGCTGGTGGGGCCGTATTGCAGCCGCACAGCCCATCCTTATTCGGCGCTGGTTAAAGGTGTAGCAACCTGCGGCCTGTCCGCAACCACAGTTCAATTTTGTGCTTACTGCACCCTATTCGAACAGTTCGGCATCACGCATTTGCGAGTATTTCATCAGGGGACAGTCAGAGCTCCATCGACAGATCAGTCCACGCTCTGTAGACTCAGCATCAGATAAGCTCACCTTATGCCTATTACATTGAGGTATCGCAACGAGGCTTCGCATGATGGCCGTATGTTAAGCGTGTTGAAGTACATGATTGTTGACTTTAACGTGTAGTCGTGACCGCATTAAGCATGTAAGAAAATTATAGAATAATTCGAAGCTATTTGCGTCGATTAATTATGTTAGGAATAAAAATGACTAGTAGCTTTTTCTTTATGCAAGCAGAAAAAAATGAGAAGAATCATGTTTTGGTTGATCAGATAGAGGAGTTTTGCAATAGGACAAAGCAACAAGCTTATTTGGTGAGTAAGCCTCTTGGTGATAATAAGTATTTGTATGACTATCAGAATGCCTTGGTTTTGTTGATACCGAAGTATAAAATAATATTCATCAATCTCTCAAGTGATAATAAAAATGACTTTGAATCTTATGTTGATGATTTTATCGAGGATCTTGGATCAATTTCCGATAAATATCGCTATAAGGATGTAATTGGTAGGCCAAGAAATTGGGTTAATTTAATTTCGACTTGGACGTACAATGGGGAAGAATTTTCAGTTGATAATTTCCTGGGAGATTATTTTATAACTTCTGCTGAAGAGCAGCGTCGATGTGAATTGCTAATTTCATTGCTTACTGGAAGTATTAATGATGTGGAAAAGGTAAAGGCGAAAATTCCAGATTACCTTTTGGATAAAATTAAACAGAAGATTCTTCTATTTGATGGTGATCAAACTCGATTTGTTTATCAATCTCAAAGAAAGCACATTATTCGAATACAAGGTCTTTCTGGTACGGGTAAAACTGAACTTCTATTGCATAAATTAAAGGAGTTATATCTTAGTTCGGTGGACTCAAAGATCATTTTTACCTGTCATAATAAAATATTGGCCGATAATCTTAAGCAGCGCATCCCTGATTTTTTCAATTTCATGAAAGTTGAACAGCAGATCAAATGGGATGAGAGACTTTGGTGTGTTCACGGATGGGGATCGCAGGCGGATAAGAATTCCGGGGCATACCGATATATTTGTGAGTTTTATGGACTTCCTTTTAATCGCTATAGTCTATCAATGTCTTTTGATGGGGCTTGCTTGGCAGCGCTATCGATTTTGAAACAATTAAAAATAGAAGTGTTTGCATTCGATTATATGCTTATTGATGAAAGTCAGGACTTCCCGGCTTCGTTTTTTGAGCTGTGCAGCATGGTTACAAAGTCGGCAATTTATATTGCTGGTGATATTTTTCAAAGTATTTTTGATGAAAAGATTACGGCTAGTATTGAGCCTGATTATCTGCTGAGTAAGTGCTATCGAACAGATCCACGAACTTTGATGTTTGCTCATGGTTTAGGTATGGGATTGTTTGAGCAAAAAAAACTGCGCTGGCTTGAAGACGCAGAATGGGCAGCTTGTGGATATATAGTTGACAAAAATGCTGATGGTAGCATTTATCGATTGAAACGAGAACCTTTGAGAAGATTTGAAGATGTCGATAAGCTGACTTTTCCGAGTATTCAAATTGTAAGAGAGGATGGTGATTTTTATAATGATGCGGCTGCGTCAATTATTGAAATAATAAAGAGAATATTGGTCGAGAATCCGACAGCCACTCCTGATGACGTTGGAATTATTATTCTGGATAGGAATGACAAGACGTATTATCTCGCAGATCAACTGGAGCAGGTGGTGCCGCGGGAAATTGGTTGGCAGGTTAATAAAGCACATGAGTCTAAAAGAAAAATTAAAAATAAATTATTTATAAGTAATAGGAATAATGTTAAGGGGCTGGAGTTTCCATTTGTAATTTGTGTGACTCAAAAAATTTATAGCTCCTATGGATATAGGAATTCACTATATATGACTTTGACGCGATCTTTTTTGCAGACCTACCTTGTTTTGTCAAGCTTTCAAAATGAGCAAATATTAAAAGATATTGATGTTGGATTGAATAGTATTAATGTTAGTGGCTATATAGAGGCAAAAATGCCTACCGAGCCGGAGAAGGAATTCATTAAGACAACTATTAAACATAATGATAGCTCTATGTCGTTTTATGATTCTGCCAATCAGATATTTGATGAGTTGAATGTCCTTCCTATGTTTAGGACTGATTTGCTTGATGCTATTAAAAAAATTGTGGGTGAGGATTTTGAATATAGTAATGTCAAGGAAATCGCGGAATTCGCTTATAGTAAAATGTTCAGGGTGTGATATGAAGAAATACCGCTTCCCGATTGATAAATTTCAGGCAGATTGGATGTTTTCTCCGATACGCAATCGCTTAGATTCGATTGCGATCTTGATGAAAACATTGAAAATCTTGCTGGTAAATTCTCCTCCTTCAGAGGAGAAGGTTGTGGGTGAGGTAGTGTTGCAGGTATCAAAGATGAGTAGAATTTTTTTATATCTGCGGAAAAAATATTTTCAATAGCGTTTCCGTTTACTGTTGTTGAATGTGATGATGGGCTAAATTTCAAATCTCACAGTCATTCGAATATAAATAATAAGACTTCCTCTGATATCTTATCGTTATTAGAGGCGCCGGAAGCATTCAATTCTCAAGATGTGTATAGTTTTGTCTCACCTGTTGATGAGGTTTATCAGTCGGATAATGAAATTTGGGCACTGTATAGGGATCTTTTGACCTCCGAGGAAGGTTATCTAAGATACGATTTTGACGAAAAACATGAAAATGCAGATATCCATCCACTTCATCACTACGATGTTTTCTTTTCTTCGAATGTTACTTTCAAGTTGGGCCTGGTGGGAAAAATAGACTTTGATCACATGGCAAATATGCTTGACTCAGCGACAGCATGTCACTATGTTTCTCCGGTGGATACCAGCATTCGGGGAGGTAAGATACCCGTTTCCCGGAGGAGTGCCGATCGATTGGGTTCGAAGTGATCGATGTCAATGAACAATTCGTACAACTACTAGAGACTTTTTTGTATAGATATTCTTACGTAGGTAGCTTAGTAGGTACGGCTGTAGAATGATTTTTAAAGGGCGCATGTAGAGCCGCTATTCGCATTACACCGCTTCCGCCAGGAAATAAAAAGAAGAGCCGCCCCCTTGGGCGGCTTTTTTTATTTCTTGAAGGAAGCGAGCAGGGCGGCGCCCTGCGGGTGAGATTCGAAGGGCTGGGCCTACCGGCCCAGCCCGCCCCGAATCCTCCAACCGCTGCCGCTGCGCGGCAGCTCCGCGCGCCGTGGGTGCGCGTTCGTAGCTCCAATCAGTTTTGCGACTGAGCCAACTGTCACAGAACCCCACGCCTCAGTCCGTGTCTGAATGCCAAACCTGACCCTCGCGTTAGTGCGCGTGGTGTACTGGCCAAGGGATTTGCAGGGGATGTGGGAGAGTGCTCACTTACAATAATAGGTATTTTCCCCCATGCTTCCTTACGTTCTTGTCAGCATGATTTTTGCTTGTTAATAGTTATTTTTTTACTTTTTCAACAACTTGATTAAAGAAAATATTTACTCAAAAATGGAAATTTAAGTTATCTTTAAGACAAAAAAGGAGACATTTTTCTCTTTTATTGATGAGGCAAAAATGCACGTTAACAACCTTGATGAACCCATATTTGCTATTGCAGCCAACCAAAATTATGACTGTTTAAGGCATGACGGTCTAACAGCGCAAAAAGTCGATGTCGGAGTCATTTTTCAAGAAATGCTAGGCACAGCGACTGCGGCCGCCTACTTGGCGAAAAACAACGTTCCTATGCACATAGCGCTCCGGGTATTGACGCAAACCCATCGCAAGGCTATGAAATGAGGGGATGGCTGTTGTTGCTGAGTCGCTAACGTACGAAAAAAAGCTGTCATTTTGTTGTCATTCCCAGGCTAAAACACCCCAAAGAATGACAGCCTTCTTCTAGCTGCCTAGTTGATTCTAAAATTCAGTGGTGGAGACGTCTGGGACCGAACTTGCCTCGCCAGGTGGCCCAGGCGCTATAAACCTTTTCTACGGTTTTGCTGTTGGTATGAGGTAGCCTTTGATGACGTGCTGGACCAAGGCTTGCGGCGCCTCGTCAAGGTAGTCAGTAAACTTTATATATCCACCCACCAGTTGAGTAGGGTTTCATCATTGTCGTCATCGAGGTTGGCGTAGATATTGGCGAAGTACCATTCCACGCCCGTTGCTTCGCGGAAGGCGTCGAAGGGACCGTTGACGTTGTAAATGCCGTGGTGTCCCGGCACGCTGAAGATTAGATTGCCTTCATATTGGCCATCCATGGTGCCGCCAAGCTGCTTTTGCACGTCGTACTCGAGCTGGTCGACTGCGGACTGGCTTACGGCGTCGGCATCGTAGATCTGGATGCAGAAGTTGCCGCCGCGCTTTAATACTAGTGCAGGGGAGAGCGGGTCGGCGATGTTTACGATGTCGCCGCGCGCCAGGTTCAGGGCCAAGCCGGGTGACGCCAGCAGTTCGAAGACGTGCTCGTCAATCTGGCGCGCCGGCAGAGTTTCGTACGTGGTGCCGTCGGTGTCTTCGTCTGCCAGTACGCGGATGTGTGGCATGCCTTTACAATTGATGTTTTCCATTAACTCTTTCATCTTGCTGGTACGCTGCGGTACGGGTCGCGCGAGCTAAATAGATACGACAATATTGTGCAGGCTGCATGAAGAACGACATTTCTTTTCCATTTGTCGCATTCACTCATCCTGAAATTTTGTCAAACCGTCTACTCCAAGGAATGCAAATTTTAACAAAACTGGAAAAAGCGCTGGGACTTACACAGCCGAACGGCTCGGATGCCGAGCAAGATATCCTAATCCTGGCCCTGAAAGGAAAATGTGCCGGCGACACTTATTACCACAACATGGATCAGTCGGTTTTTGACAGCGCTATGGAAGGTAACGAGGAGGAAGATTTTTATCACTTCTATGTTCGGCAGAGAACGATAGGTATTCAAGCGTTCAAAAAAGAAGTAGAAAACGATCTCTCAACTCTGTCTGGATGTCAGCTTCATGCCATCGTCCAGCATCATAATTATGATAGTGGCATATGGTTTCTAACGCAGGTCATAGCGCAAGCAAAGTGTGAATTTGCTACAGCGCTGTGCATCTACTGGGCCAATCAGCCGGGCGATCACTATGCGCGATACGAGACACTCGATCGTGCTTGCGAGGACATCCATGCTCTATCCCATGCGAATGCCGTGTTGCTCAATAAAATCGAATACAAGACAAAGCTAGGAATATTTGCACAGATCCTTCCCATTCCCGACGTTGCTTGTTTCCTGGATCGCAAGCCAGATTATTCAGTGAAGCCATTGATAAATATTCCAGTTGAACTCCGTGTACACTGGTGA